CAAATGGATTTACAAATAAGGAAATTCTCTATCTTATCAAGAAAGATGTGGAGAACCTTCACGAAAGGATTGACTTCTTACACGAAAAGATTAACAAAGCACCTTCAAGACAGGAGATTATAGGCTGGTTCGTAGCACTTTCTTCTAGTGCTGCACTCTTAAATACTTTAATGTAATTTATAATATCCTTATGCAGTTAAATCTATCAAATAGGAGAGTGTAAATGTGTAATTGTGGTGGCGATTGCGTTTGTGGTGGCAGATGAGCTTTATGAAGAACACAAAAGAGTATGATGATATATTCATACTGCCTGAAGGTGTGCTAGAGAACTTACCAAGTGTAGCATTTGAGGATCAATCCAAAGACTTTGAAGATGATGATTGTGGAGATAGCTGTAAATTATAACTAAGGGGTAATGTGTTACATAAATTCAATACACTTGCCAGACTTGTTATTGTTGGGCTTTTAATATTCCCTGTACCTGTATATGCAGATAGTCATATAACAACAGAAACAGAAACCTTTGATGGTACTAATGGTGCATTAGTTACAGACTTAACAGTTCCTAGTGGAACTCTTGCTATTGATGCTGATGATGTATCTAGTAGGAATGACCAGAACTGTTGTGGTGTAGGTGGACAATACTTCTTTAGCTTAAAGGATAACTATGTAGGTAATGCACAAGCTACCTCTTATACCTTTACACTCCCTGATGACCACGACATTACTGAAATAGGTTTTAGAATGGCAGGTGTTAATGAAAGTTATAGTATTAAATATAATTACTCTGATGATACTGATGAAACTATAAATAAAAATGCTCAAGGTAATACTTCATATGAGGATTTTACCAAAGCTGTAACAGGTAAATATATAGTTAGCTTTGTTGTTACTGTATCTGATTGGGCAGGTATTGATACGATCTACTGGAAGTATGATTCAACTCCACCTACTACAACAACTACAACTACTCTTAGTCCATTAGATATAGAGAGAAATAATAACTTTGCTGAAACAGGTATTCTTGAAACCAATGATGAAAGAGCAGAGAGAGAATATCAAGATGCTTTAGATTGGGAGAGAGATAATAACCAATCTGAAACAGGCTATTGGGAGTTAGATTCTGAACGCAGAGATAGAGAAGCAGCAGAAGAAGAAGCTCGGTTAGAAGCTGAACGCATAGAAGCAGAACGAATAGAAGCTGAAAGGATTGCTGAAGAAGAACGCATAGCTGCTGAATCTGAAGCTAATGAATTAGAAACTGGGTATTACGAAACTAATGTAGAGAGAGTTGATAGAGAAGCTAGAGAATACCAGGAGATGTTAGATAGAAACTTTGCTGAAACTGGATACTATGAAACTGATGATGAGAGATTAGTTAGAGAAGATGCAGAAGAAGAAGCTAGGATCAAAGCCGAGATAGAAGCATCATTAGAAGAATCATTAGAGTTAGAAGTTGAATTAGAGGAAGAAGAACTAGAGGAACTTATTGAAGTTATACAGGAAATAGAAGAAAATATTGAGGAACTAGAGGAGTTAGGACAACAAGTAGAGGAAGAAGTTATAGAAATAAAAGAGGTTGATGTTGAAGATATAATAGTTGCTTTAACTCCTACTACCACAACTACAACTACTACCACAACAACGACTACTACAACGACTACTACTATCCCTGAAACTGTTGCCGAAGTAATAGAAATAGAAGTTACAGCAGAGGAAATTGTTACAGGTATCATAGAAATCTTTACAGATGAGGAAGAACCAGAACTTACTGAAGAAGAATTAGCAGTAGAGGTAGAGGAGTTAGAAGAAGTTATTGAGGAAGTTGCAGATATAGAAGTTGAGGATCTGGAAACAGAGGAATTAGTAGAAGTCATTGAAGAAGTTAATGACATAGGTGTTGAGAATCTTTCTGAAGTATCTGAAGAAGTAATTGAGGTTGTATCACAGATAGTTGAGGAAGCTGTTGAGAATGTTGAGGAACTTACTGAAGCACAAGTAGAGGTTGTAGCTGAAGTACTTGGAGTAGATAAGGAAGATGTAGAGATAGTAGCTGAATTAGCACAAGAAGATGAAGCAGTTGCACAAGCTGTTGATGAGTTTGTAGAGAGAGCAGTAGCTAACGCAGATGATTCATCTAAAGATTACACCTTTGCTGATGCTGTAACTGAAGTTCAACTTGAAGAATTTTTGGATAACCCAATCGGTGCTATTATTAATATAGACATACAAGAAATAGAAATAGCAGAGATAGGTAATGATATGACTAATGACCAGAAAGAAAAGGCACAAGAGGTTGTCGTGCCTATCATTATTGCTTCACAAATCATAGCAGCAGGATCAATAATTCCTGTTAGGAGAATAAGATAATGATTAAGTTATTCAAAAGATTAGTTGAGTTCTTGTTTCATATATTAGGATTGCCTTATTACACAGTTAAGTATGGGTTGATCTACTTATTAAAAGGTATCCAGGCAGTACCAAAGGTACTAAAGGTAATAGGAAAATGGTTACTGGAAGCATTAAAAGAAAGTGTCGCACAGATATTTACTCTCTTAGGTTTCTTTATAGCTTGGCTTACCTTGACAGGTTCTGCAAAAGACATAGTAGGGATTGCAATTCTAGTATCAATTTCACTTTGGTTACTCACTATGGGATTAAGAAAAAACTGATAACCAATGAAATACTACTACGAGGTTGAAGTCTTAAGAGTAGTTGATGGAGATACAGTAGATGTTCGTATTGATTTAGGCTTTAATGTATGGCACAAGTGTCGTGTTCGTATGGTTGGTATCAATGCACCTGAATCTAGGACAAAGGATCTGGAAGAAAAAGAAAAAGGTTTAGCTGCTAAAGAGTGGTTGAAAGAAAGACTAGATGGTACTTCAGTTGAATTACAATCTCAAGGAACTGGTAAGTATGGCAGAGTTCTTGGAGAGTTTTATATAGATGAAACAAATATTAATCAAGAGATGGTAGAAGTCGGACACGCAGTAGCTTATGATGGTGGTAAAAGATAGCTAATGTCAATGACTAAGATTGAAATAAGTACAATGAAGTGGAGATGGACAGCATTAATAGTTTATCTCGTAATTTGTATCTACGACTTTATGGTAGTACCAATTTATTATGGTATAGCAAGAATGGGATTAGACCTCGCTGATTATATGTCACACTTACAAGCAATTGAAGATCCATTAGTACAAATGGAATATCTAAAGAAGCTTGTATCTCAACACGAACCTTTCACATTAAAGGGTGGTGGATTGTTTCATTTAGCATTCGGAGCAATACTTACAGGTAGTGCATTAGGAGCAGGTAAATAATGGCAGTAAAAGATGAGTAGAAGAAGATAAAAGATAGATGGATAAGTATTTACAGAAATCTACTGGTCGGATAGTGTTTTGTTTTATTGTTTCTTTGTTATACTTTATTAGGTTATAGTGATTAAAACATTTACCTTAGTACTGTTAGGTTTATAATGATAGAAATTCATACACAGTATTGTGAGGTATGTTTGCAACCACATTGGTTAGAGCATAGTTTGATCTGTGCTAATTGTTTAGAGAAAGAAGAAGAATGAAACTAGAAGTATTAAGAATAAGTAGTCAAGAAGATAGTACATCAGGAATATTGTTTGATGTATCCAATAGTAAGAGAAAGTTCCTTTGCTATACATTAGAAGATGAGCAGAGAGATACTAAAGTGATGCACGAAACAAGGATTCCAGCAGGTACATATAAGTTAGAACTTCGTACTGAAGGTGGTTTTCACAACAAGTATGATAAGAAGTACGGCTTCCACGAGGGAATGATCTGGGTTAAAGATGTACCAGGATTTGAATATATCCTGTGGCATACAGGTAATACAGATGAACATACATCTGGCTGTCTTATTGTTGGACAATCACAAGAGAGTAACCTTGTTAAGAGAGATGGGTTTATAGGTTCTTCGGTTAATGCTTATAAATTTATCTATCCTTATGTGGTTTCAGCTATAAAAACTGGGGGTGCTGAAGTAACATATGTAGATTTTGATGGCGAAATAAAAAAACCTAGTAAAATTAACAAGAGTAAGAGAATTGACAGAGGTTGGGGATCTTACTCAAGATTTAAATAATGTTTGAAAAGTATAAAAGAAGCAGAAACTCTGATGGTTCGTTTAAAGCAGATATTAAATGGACACCTTGGAATGATGCGTGGGAGTATAAGATGAGTGATGATCTCAAGGATATGATTGAAAGAACTGCGTGGACATTTATTGAAGCATTTATAGGTGCTTTAACAGTTGCTCCATTAGTAGGTGTAGATGCTGGAACTTTACAGTTAGCTGCACTTGCAGGTGGTGGTGCTGCACTAGCAGTTGTCAAGACATATGCTAAAAAACAAATAACTAAGTAACATAAACTGTCATATTATGCGACTATACTGTTGTTAAACAGGAAGGCTGCAAATGACAGATGAAACAAAAGACTTAGGTAATAACTATTATAAGT